CCATAAGTTTTCTACCTACAAGGTCTATCATATCGTTGTAGTGGACAGTGATAAAGATGATATCATTATTCAGGAACAGCCCGAATTGGCTTAAGTCAAAATCTAAGTTCTGTACGTTATAGTGACCACGTAAACGATAAATGTCCTTATCGTATTTTCTGTCACGGTTCTCTAAGAACAATAAGTCTTGAATGTTTAGTGGGTCTAGTGTATCATAGTTGGGCTGAGTAAAATCAGTTGAAGTATCACCTGTTGCTGGACCTAAATATTTGTGAATATATAGGTCTGTGCCGCCCACGGTGAATTGCTCGGCTATCGTTCTGTCTAGAAAGCGATAGTCGTTTTGTTTGTTCGAACGATATAAACTTAACTTTGGCATATAGTTATTTATCGGAAAAAAAAGGTTGACACGGTTACCCAAAACTGCTATAAGAAGACTATAGCAAGGAGATAGTGTATGGGATATCGTGTTCTTCGTGACCGTGAGACTAAGTATCAGCCGCGCAAGGGTCTTGAAGGTCCCTTCTTCTATCCAAACGGTAAAGTAACATACTATGACCCGAAAGAGGGCGCATACTGGGACCCAACAACTGACTTTTATCTGTCTTTTGAGGAACAAACTGAACTCCAAAATATGATTTTTGATAAACTTAAGGCTTGACATTGCAAGCCTACCGTTGTATAGTGATATATAAGCTGATAATTCAGGAGATATAATATGGCTCGTCGCCCCGCTATCATTAAAGCTAAGTCTACTAAGAAGACTACTCGTGCCCCTCGTCGCGGCGTCAATCGCTTTAGCTTGATGCCCACTGACAATTGGGATAAGGCTAGGTTCTTTGCTCACTATGATGTTGAGCGCAAAGATTGCGGCAACAAGGTTAGGGAGTATATCAAACAGAACTTTCCTAAGGATGTAATGACTAAGATCAATCGTCTTCCCGATTGGAAGGTTGATATGTATAGTCATTGGGCTGCTACTGCCCATCTTCTTGAAGTTAATCCTAATCTTGTTCCAGATGGCTATAAGACTGGTCTCGTTAAGTGGATTGAGACGCTTGCCCTTGAGGGTTCTGCACTCACTGCTAAGAAAGAAGAAACCGAAGGCGAAGAGAAGCCTAAGAAGGTAGTCAACATTCAGGAAATCATGCGTGAAAAGGCTGATGAAGCCTTTGGCGACATTGAAGCACTGTTTGACGAATTTATTGATTCGGGCTGCTCTAAGGATTTCAGCGTTGACAAGAAGGTGGTAGGCGCACTGGCTACTCGTAATATTCTCCCGCAGCATATGGCTAGTGCCATCAAGCGTTATCAACGACTGCTTGACGAATATCTTGAAGTTCAAGCTGGCAAGTGTGAACAGTTGAACGAGGGCTATAGTCACTATAGCAAGATGCAAATCCGTTACGCTATCAAGATTATCGAAGACATTATCGCCGAAATGAATGGCTACATCAGTCTTAAGCAGGCTACTAAGAAGCCTCGTGCTAAGAAGGCTGTACCTGTTGAAAAGATTGTCGCTCGTCTTAAGTATTGTAAGGCGTTTAAGGACGATGCACTCATGCTTGAACTTACTGGTCTAAGCCCCGTTAAGCTTCATGAGAGCACCGAAGCTTGGGTCTATGACACTAAGAAGCGTAAGATGCATCACTACGTTGCAGACGCTTACAGTAAGTGTCTGATGGTCAAGGGCAATACTATCATTGGCTTTGACAAGAAAGAAAGCGGTATGAAGACGCTTCGCAAGCCCGTTGAACAGATTAAGGCGTTGATGGGTAGTAAGCCCGTTGCTCGTAAGTATTTCAAGGAGATCAAGGCTGTTGAGGCTGTACCAAATGGTCGCTTCAATGCTGATATGGTCATCCTCAAAGCATTCTAAAAGGAAAATATATGACAACTCAAATTGATTTAAACAAGTACGCAGATTTTGTTCTTACTGTAGCGTCGGAACCTAGCAAGGATGCAGAAACATTTGTAGAGCATGTTCGTAAGCTACACAACAACAGCCGTGTTAATATCCCGTTGCTACTCACTTCGGGTATCGGTCTTGCTAGTGAAGGTGGAGAGTTCAACGAAATCGTGAAGAAGATTTTCTTTCAGGGTAAGCCCCTCAACGAAGAAAACATCTTCCATATGAAGCGTGAACTAGGCGATATTATGTGGTATTGGATGAACGCTTGTAACGCACTCGGTCTTGACCCTAACGATGTTATTGCTGAAAATGTGAGCAAGCTAGAAGCACGTTATCCAGGTGGCGAGTTTGATGCTCACTACAGCGAGAACCGCAAAGAAGGTGACTTGTGAGCAATAAGCTTGAAGCATCTATTTTAAAACTTATCGCTGAACAGTTTGGTTTAGGCAAAGTACATCCTAAAGATCGTCTCATTGAGGATTTAAAGGGCGATGCATTAGACGCAATTGAACTTGTAATGCGCCTAGAAGAAGAATTTAATGTTCAGATACCTGATGAAAAACTAGACTATATCATCACTGTACAGGATGCTATTGATTGCGTTATTAAAAGTAAGCAGTTAGTTTAAGTACAATAGAATAGAGGTCGTGGTCGTTTCCTGATAAATAAAGTATAACAGGAAACGAACATGGCAGCAGACCTTTTAGCGACACCAAATAATCAAGACTTAATTGAGTATAAGCAAGGACTCTTTGAGAACCTTCGTCTACGTATGGGCGGCGACATTGTTGATCTAGAATTAGATCCTCAGCACTACGAAGCAGCATATAACTACGCTATCAAGCTTTACCGCCAAAGAGCGCAAAACGCTAACATCGAATCCTACACTCTCTTCACCGTACAGAAGAACGTGTATGAATACACGTTGCCCAGCGAATTCATCAACGTAAGATCCCTGTTCAGACGCACAGTAGGGCTTGAGACAGGTCCAAGTTCAACGTCATTTGACCCGTTCTCAAGTGCAATTCTCAATACCTATCTACTGAATTATAACTATACCGGTGGTCTTGCTACATACGATTTTTATGCAGGCTACGTAGAACTTACAGCACGTATGTTTGGTGGTTATCTTACATATACCTTTAACCCGGTTAGTAAGTTGCTAAAGGTCACTAGAGACTTCAAAGGAACCGGCGAACGCATTCTTATTTGGGCAGATGTACAGCGTCCTGAACTAGAATTGCTACAGGATCCTGGCGCAGGGGTTTGGATTGGCGACTATATCCTAGCAGTGCTTAAAGGCATCATTGGTGAAGCTCGTGAGAAGTTTCAATCAATTGCAGGTCCTGGTGGCGGAACGTCACTGAATGGTGCTGCTATGAAGGCTGAATCCAAAGCAGACCAAGAGCGATTGATAATGGAATTGAAAGCCTACGTAGATTATTCACAGCCTCTCACTTGGGTACAAGGTTAAGGCTTGACAACACTCACTTCTTATGTTATAGTGTAAGAATGATAATAGGAATAACAGGACTTATCGGTAGCGGCAAAGATACAGCCGCTGACTATCTTTGCACATTTCACGGATTCAAGCGTATGAGCTTTGCTGGCACGCTTAAGGATGCTGTTGCAGTTATCTTTAACTGGGACCGTGAACTTCTTGAGGGCTCAACTAAAGCCAGCCGAGAATGGCGAGAAGAAGTTGACACTTGGTGGGCAGAACGATTGGGCATCCCCAATCTGACTCCCCGCTGGGTTCTACAACAGTGGGGAACAGATGTTGCCCGCAAAAGTTTTCATAATGACATTTGGGTAGCAAGCGTAGAGAATCGTTTGCAGGGCATTAAGGATGATATCGTAATCACTGACTGTCGGTTCGGCAACGAAGTAGCCGCTATCAAGAATGCAGGTGGTATCACTCTTAGAACTCATCGTGGTAAGGATCCTGATTGGCTTGTAATAGCAGAATTGCATAATGATGCGGATAACGACAAAGATAAAACATATCTTAAAGACCTGCTAGAACAGAATCATAATGTTCATGCTAGCGAATATAGCAGTGTTGGGCTAGACTACGATTACCACATTGACAATAACGGAATGATTGACCATCTACACAAGCAGATGGAATCAATAATCAACCGTTAAGTCACCCCTCTTCCACGTAACCTCTTTGCGCTTAACGACTTCGATGCAATTGAGACATATGGTTCGTAGATTACTGAATGCTACATTGTTCAAATCACCGTCAATGTGAAAGACAGTCATCTGACTAGGATATAAGCTTTTGAAGCCGCACAAGTCACAGTGCGGTTTCTTTTTATATCCAGCCTTCTCCCAACTGGGTACAATAGGTTTCTTCTTAGCCTTCTTCTTCCCACAGTTATCACATATGCGTCGGTAATAGGTTTTACCATTGCGGATATAGTTTATAGCGCAATAGTTCTTATTGCATTCCTTACAGATTGGTCGTTGTAGAGGCATCAACTATTTAGTTGATTTTTACCTTTAAAGGTCCCCCTATACCAGCTTTTTTAATTTATTTTATAAATATAGTTACAAGCCCAGAGAAGTGTATTCTGGGTTTAGGTGGTAAACCTCAGAATCATACAAAGGAAAAAAAGAATATGGCACTAGTATCTCCAGGTGTAGAAGTTACAGTAATCGATGAGTCTCAGTATCTTCCAGCCCCAACCAACACAATCCCTCTTATTGTGCTTGCGACTGCTCAAAACAAAGCTGATCCTACTGGAACAGCAGTAGCAGTTGGCACAACAGCCGCTAACGCCGGCAAGCTCTATCAGGTTACTAGCCAGCGTGATCTAGTCACTCTCTACGGTACTCCATTCTTCTACGAAACTACAAACGGTACACCGATTCAGGGTTACGAACTCAATGAATACGGTCTGCTTGCTGCTTACTCTGCACTAGGTATTACTAACCGTGTATTCACTATGAGAGCAGACATTGATCTTGCAAGTCTTGTAGGTCAAACAGGACGTCCTACTGGTAACCCAGACAACGGTGCTTACTGGCTCGACACTACGACTTCAACTTGGGGTATCTATGAATTCGATTCAACAACTGGTCAGTTTGTATTACAATCTCCAATCGTAATCAGTTCTGCTGATCAAGTTACCGGTCATGTTCCTATTCCTAGCGTAGGACAAATAGGTGATTATGCAGTTGTTGCAATTCCTACATACGATTATCCAAGTGCATCTACTGCAGGAATGTTCTTCTATAAGACACCTAGTAATGAATGGGTACGTATTGGATCAGCAGACTGGGCTAGTTCTTGGCCAACAATTCAAGCTTCAGAGGCTGACCCAACATTGACTGAAGGTGATGTATTGACTCTTAACATCAACAACCAATATGAGTTAGAAGTCGAAGTCGATGAAGCGCCAAACAACACAGTAAGCGTTATGGCAGCAGCTATCAATGCATTTGATTATCCATTCATCTCAGCAGATGTTATCGGTGGCAAGCTTGTTATCTATTCAGCACAGTTTAATCAACAGTATAGTAATACGGTCCCGTTCATTACTGCATCAAGTGCTTCAGAAACACTTTTGGCTGATTTAGGAATTTTGGAAACCCCCTATTATGAAACAAGTCTGTTTTTAGGTGTAGCTTCTCAGCAGCCACTATGGCAAGCTGGACAAACTACCCCTCGACCATCAGGCTCAGT